ACCTGATATAGAAATACGAGGTTCATCAGTATTATAAAAAGGATATACGCAATGTCTTAATGCTGCGGGGAAGAATAGCATTGTTCCTTCATAATCTGAATTTAACAAATAACTAAAAGTTTTAATATTTCCTAGGATATTAATATATTCAAATTCAAATAGACCTGGTTTTTTATCTATTTCTTTTATATTCTTCAAATGTGGTAATTTATTTTGCTCTTCCCAATTATAGGGTATCTTCAACCAAATAACAAATGAATAAATCCCACTGTGACGATGAGATGGATTAAATTCATTTTTATATTGATAATTAGCCCAAAAAGCCGTTAATTTCATAATCATTTTGTTCATATATACTTCACGTCCGTTCTTAGTAATAACTTTTGTAGGTGGTGTGTGAGATACAAATGGATGTTTACCATATTCATCATTATAACCCTTTATATGATGTTTTAGAACATTCTCAAAAAAATAATCTTGTTTATCATTAAGAGTAAAACTATTAGATATATTTCCTGCTAAATGATTTTTATGATTATCGCCCTTTTTTTTACCTTCTTTAAGGATCATCCAAAGAAAATCGATATATTCTTTATCTAATTGAGTTTCAATCCAACCAAAATTGCCAGTTGGTTCTACTGCTTGAGCTTTCATATCATTCCTTTATTTTGGGAACAAAGTCTTGGAACCCTTTAGATTTAGATTTTTTAGAATTTCTTGGTTTCCGAGGTTTTACTTTAAAGGTATTATTTTGTGGCGGTTCAGATTGTTGAGTTTTATCCCAATTCTCATATTGATTCACACCTTCCATTCGTTTCAGATATTGTTCTTTATCACCCAAGTTAACTGGATCTAAAGCATTACCATATCTACCCTTACCTGTAGTATCATACCAAAGATTTCCTGCAATAGAAATTCTTGGTTCATCAGTTCCATAAAATGGATGAACAGAATGCATTAATGCTGCAGGGAAAAATACCATACAGTTTTCAAAGTGAGAAGATAATTGATATGACATACTTCTAATACCACCTAATGAATCTGTATATTGAAATTCAAAAGTACCTGCTTTCCGATTATCTTTCTTAATATTTTGGAATTGTGGTAACTTACATTGGTCTTCCCAATCCACTGGTTGTTTCATCCAAATAGCAAATGAATAAACACCACCATGAAAATGAAATGGATTAAAATCTGTTTGATATTGATAGTTTACCCAAAACTCTGTAAGAAGTAATGGTGCTCCTTCTGACATTTGAACAAAATTCCTTACAGGGTCTGATCCACCATTACCATTACGATATGCCTGAATTAATGGAAGACAACATTCTCTATAAAAATAATCATTATCATCATCTAATCCAAAGCTTGATGTTAAATTTCCTGCCAGTCGATGTTTATATTCTTCTTGATCACTTTCAGCCCTTTTAATCATCTTCCAAAGATGATCTACCATATCTTGACCGAGCCTGGCAAAGACAAACCCCTGTGTTGGAGGAGTTATATTTCTTATATCTTCAAATGACATTAACCTAATCCAGAATTAAATTTCATAAATTCAATAGCATTCTTAATTTGAAAGGTCCTATTTTGTATCACTTTCAAAATGCTTTCAATGTATACTAACATTGTATCATAATAATCGATTTTTAGGGAGCTAGTGGACAGTTTCTCATCCGCATCCAAATATTTTTGCATAGTATCCTTATCCCTTATCTTTTTGGGAAAAGGGTTATCTATATAGACATCAGGATCTGCCTTCCCTGAAAAGTACTCATACCTTTCATGTCTAATATTCTTCCTTTGCTGTTCTGCTTTCTTTCTTAAAAGGAATATAGTATTATATAATTCAAAGTATTTTGCATGTAGAGAGGGGATATTCAATGATTCTTCATGTAGATTATCTCTATCTATCTTTGCATCTTTCTCCCACATCTCTTGAATTACTTCAAGACTCAAACTCATAAAACTTTATTTTCCATATCAGTAAGGTTGTATATAGTATACTTGAAACCTACGTCTGCTGTAAAGTATTCTATGTCGGTATCAGTTGCATCAAATGTGACAGTTGAAAGAGTATAAGGAAAGAGGTCACTGAATACCACTTGAAATGCTGGAACCAAGTTACTACTTAAAATCTGAAGTGTTCCATCAGAATATATGTCATCTCCTGCTTGTCCAAAATTAGATGGCATTGCTGCTTCACCTTCTAATTTACGAAACTCATCCATATTTTCAGGATAACCTAATCCACGAATCCATCGTTGGAGTTCCATATAATTAACAAGGTCTTCATCAACAAGAAATCTTAAATTTAAATCACCAAATTGAATCTTATCACCAGGAGTTGGAATATCTCTTAACCAAGTAGGTTGTTCTGCAATACCAAGATCCATTGAAGGAATATTTGCCTGATTACAAAAGAATGCAACACCAGGTGCTCTCTTTAATGAGAACTTAAAACCAACAGGTGATAAGAAATTTCTATTCTCAATAGGGGTTCCTGGTCTATCAGCAGGCGGTTTTCTAATTGCCATCAGTTTCTCTATTCATTTGTTCTTCAAGTTTTTCTTTTGCTGCCTTAATACCCGCAAGTCTTACTTCCAGAGTATCTTCCCAGCGATTATACATTTTTAGTTGCCATTCACGATATTCTTTGATGGTCTTTCTTGCTTTACACAACATGATAGTAGAACGCAGGTCTCCTACCTATATTTAGACAAAAAAAGAGACCCTTTCGGGTCCCTTTGTGAACTGAAGAAGATATTAACTTCTTACATGAGGTTCTTAACAGCAACACGTCTGTAGTAACGGTTGGCATTCTCTGTAAGAGTACCCAATCCTTGGGTAGTTCCTTGTGAGAATGGGTTCTCAACCATACCATAACGTGTCTTAAAGCCAATTTTGGGCTGGAAGCTGTTCTCTCCAACTGCACGTACCATCTGTAGTGGAACGTATGGGCAGTAGAATAGTCCTGCGTCATATGGGCTAGAACCCTTATAACCAACAACATAGTATTGGTTGCCACTGTTTGTTTGTGTGTTAGCAGCAGCTAGGTTAGCAGCATATGGGTCGATGTAGACTCTGTACTTACCTTGGAGAACACCAGCAAATGTATTGCCTGTGTCATCAACGTTAAGGTTAGCATTAAGAGCAGGAGTGTAATCGAGAACACCGGCCATTGTAAGGGCTGAAGCAACGTCTGCAGAGCAGAGGATAATGTTGCCCTTCCCGCGACGAGTTCTTTGTGCGATTGCGTTTGCATCTCTCTCAATCTGGAATAGAAGTCCTTTGAACTTCTCAACAGACCATCTTCCGTTTGAGTCGATGTCGAGGTCGAATACACCAGCAGTTGCTGTGTTAGAAACAGCACCCTGTTCAGCAGTCTTGTAAATGGTACGAATAACTTCTCTGTTGATCTCAGCAAGTATCTCTGTGGAGAGGATATTTGCGAGTTCAGCTTCAGCATTCAGACCGTGGATTGCCTTAAGGTCCTGAGCAAGCTCTAATGAGTACTCAGCTTTAAGTGCTCTGGAACGGGCAGTAACAGTGACTTTCTCGATTGAGAATGCCATCTGGTTGAATGCCTGTGATCCGTCTGTTCCAAGTGCCTCAGCCTCACTAGTCTCCATACCCTGACCAACGTTGTAGTCAGTAGAAGT